ACCAGTACCCAACGAAGTTGTAACAGCGCATAAAAATGTGCCAGCATGGTACGCGTGGGCGTCACCTCCCACAGGGAGTGCGCCACCAGCGTTAACATACTTCCTAGGTCCCATTGTAAACATCGAAGCCGGTGTAGCGGTGAGTACCATCTCTTGCCACGGTTGAACACGTGTTGAGTCTTTATAACCCATCATCTGTGGTTTCGTAGTCGGGGCAGGATCAAGTGCATCATAGTCGATAGCATACAATATGACACCTCCAACTGAGGTTGCCGTTGTTGGTTAATAGACAAACCTCAAGTTCTTAAACCTGTAAGACTCATACCTAATCGCAATTTGTGAAAGCCACGGAAATAGTGCCCCATTTCCTGGATTGATTGGTGAGTTGATAAACAAGCTAAAGATACTCGCATTGGCCGCTGGAACATCTGTGACAAACTCCCGATGTCTTACATTGATGGAGCCTTGATTGGCATCACCATTCGAGATAGCCATAGAAGTACCAGACACAGGTCTGGAATAGGAAACAGGTGCCCGTTGGGCATTTTGGGTAAGCACACTCAATGCAGGTTGTTGTAACACAACTTGTCTTGGTTTCTTATTGGGTTTACGTTTCTTGGCCACAACAAGTGTGGCTTTGACCCTCTTGGGGCGCGTAATTTTCTTCTGCATCGTAGCAAGGGCCGACCGATACAGGACTGGTTGGTTGATAAAGTAGTGCCAAAAGGCACACACGGAGTTGGTGCAGGTTGCTGATGATTGGTTATGCCATTGGACGGCTGCTGTAATCACATGCCCAGCCGGTGGGTGATTTGTACCTCCGCACCCATCCGTAAACCAATTGTTGACACCTATGCAAAGCAAGCCGGCTAGTAGGAATGGACTTCTCCTACCTTGGTATCCGGTTTCTTGGTGTAATCTCAGCAATCATCTACCTCTTTGCGCCTCTTACGCTATAAAAGGTGTTGTTTCCGTACCCGGAGGTTATCCGGCCAACCAGGGCGGTTTTGTTTATGCACTGCGCCAAAGTGCTTGAGGTCATCTACTTGTGGCGTTTCCCGCGGCCACGCGGCCTACGGGCGGTACGTTCTGGCTCATCTCGTATTGCTTCAACATCATTGGTGACTATACAATCCTCTGGGGTAACCACAGGGGCTTCTGTCCCATTGAAATGTGGTATCCTAAGCAGTTCTTGTGGTGTCTTGTTTGTCAACCATTGTATCAAGGCGCCAAGGTTATACTCTGGTAAAACCTCGACAAAGTAGCCATACATCCATGCTGCTTCCACGTTTGGATATTGGTCTTCCATTGGCACATCCGCACCCCATTTTTGTGTGAGGTTCATAAACATGGCCGGATCATAGCCTTGTAATGCAACTGGTAAGATCTGCCTAAACACTGGTGTGTTGGCATCCATAAGTGAAAACGCAAATGCCTTTTCTTGCAGTTTCATAAGAGGGGTGACATTGCCTGGTAGTGCCACCGTTGTGTGAAACTTTGCCAATTGTCTCACTAGATCACTGCATGAATTTGGATCTCCGTACCAAACATAGGGTCCATATATCCTTGCTAGGAATGTGACCCCAAAATGTCCTCGTTCGATAACCTCTGCGGTGATGACTTGGCCGACTCGTGTTGCTATCTTCGTATAGATATCTTGATCAACGTCGGCAGTCAACCCGTCGTCGCCTCCATAAACTCCTAGTCTTCCATAACAAATGGCAGCGGGATATTCGGGATATTGGGTCCTCAACACCACATATGCCACAAAGGCATTAGCTAGTGAATTGAACACAGCCGTTTCCGGCGATCCCGACAACCTAGCTGTACCAGTATGGTACTGAGTGCCAAATGTGGCAAAAGCTTTTTGGTTGTATTGTCCTGCATGGAGTTCCCGCAATTCCGCGTGATGTTCACTCTTGAACATGCGTAGTAGGATCATCATCTCAAGTTTCCTGAACAGCATCGACAAACGGCCATCAAAGCGGGAGAAGTCGGTCAAAATGACAGAATTGGCTCCTCCACAAACTTCGGAGACTCTCTCTGCTGCAGCTCTCGGTTTCCTGCCAAAAGCGTACCAGGGGCATTCCTTCACTCTTTCACTCAACCTGTACATGAACAGCGAATACCTGACTTTCCATTTTCCTTGGAGTGTTGAAATAAGTCTAGGGTCGCTGCACGCCAAGTAAGTTTCTGATTTTTGGAACACCTTCGTACTGGCTACGCAATCTTGCATGTATGAGTCTTGGATGATTTTCCTCTGCGCCTGTGTGCATTGTTTGTCCAACAATTCCCCGTACTCGGCAGGTTCCTGTTCAAGAAATCCACCCACGAAGAGTTCCACAAAATCTTGTGCATGTTGGAACACATCA